TTTAAAATGAGAGGTGATTTACTGAGGACAAATATTTTAGGCTGAGATGGGTGGTATAATATTATAGTATATCCCATTTACAAAGACCTCATTTATAGTCTATAATGGATATATAAGTATACCACTAAAAAAGTGATGGGTAGAGATTATGAAAAGAGGGGAAAATCTCAAAGGCCACAAATTAGGGGGGAGAAAGAAAGGCACTCCAAATAAATTTACGTCTTTGAAACAATCATTTTTGGATGCTTTTATCGCGATGGACAGTGACCCAAAAACATCCCTTAAAAGTTTTGCTAAACATCCTTTGAACCGTAAAGACTTCCTCAAAATGGTAGCAAGTATGTTACCTAAAGAAATGACATTGAAAGGCGATGCAGATTCACCACTCGTAATACAGTTTGGAAAGGCGGATGAAAAACTCTAAATATTATATAATTATTATTTCCTTAATAATAACAATGGCCTTTACTAAAACACCAAAACAAATCCAACTCTTAGATTTAATATCCAATAACACTACTACGCTTGCAGAAGGCGGAGGCCGCTCCGGAAAAACTGCAGGCTTTATTTATGCAATGGTGGTGAGGGCGGCCCATTATCCTAACACTTGGCATTTGGCAGTAAGGCTGAGAGCAAGCCACGCAAAGATGTCGCTTTGGAATAAAACAATTCCCGATGTATTACGTTGGACAGGCCTTAAAGATAAGGTGAGCACTAATAAACAAGAAATGACTGTAACTTTCCCACACGGTTCTAAAGGTGATTCAAAAATTATAGTGGCCGGCTTGGATGACAAAGACCGGGTCGAGAAAGTCCTCGGAAACGAGTATGCCACTATATTTATTAATGAAGCCTCACAAATAGTATATGACTCTTATGAAATGTTAGGAACAAGGCTTAATGCTAAAGGCGTTCCTCTTAGAGTCTTAATAGATTACAACCCTCCAAGCACTCAGCATTGGGGATATAAGATTTTCCATAAACGTAAATTCCCTGATGGTAGAGAAGTTCCAAAAGATGATTATGCTGTTATTAAGATGAACCCTTCTGATAATATCCAAAACATATCCGAGCAATATATAAAATATCTTGAAACACTTTCCATTAGTAAACGTAAAAGATTTTTAATGGGAGAATATGGAACCGATGAAGGTTCTCTTTGGAAGCGTGAATGGATTAACTATAAAAAGCAAGCCCTTGAATTAGTAAGAGTAGTTGTAGGCGTTGACCCAAGCGGTTCGGTAGAGGGAGATGAAATTGGTATTATAGTAGTAGCGCAAGGGAATGATAATAAGAAATATGTATTGGCGGATTATAGTCTTCACGGAACGCCCCAGGAATGGAGCTCGGAAGTTATATCGGCTTATGATAAATACCAAGCAGATTGTGTAGTAGCCGAGAAAAACTATGGCGGAGACATGGTTGAAGCTACTATTACTCAAATGGGTACAAAAAGCATTAATGTTGAATTAGTCACTGCCACTCGTGGGAAAGTAGTTAGGGCGGAACCTATTAGTGCAATGTATGAACGAGGAGAAGTATTTCACATTGAACCCCTTATGGAATTAGAAGACGAGCTTTGCACCTGGAAACCTTTAGAAGATAAAAAGTCACCGAACAGACTTGATGCTTTAGTTTGGGCATTAACAAATTTAAGTTCGGAAGGGAGTTTGGATTATGTCTGATAAATGGTATACGGCCAAAGTTTGGTATGATAATAAAGACAGGGAAATAGAAATACAAGCTAAGTCTGAAAATGAAGCACGTTCAAGGTTTAAAGAGTATTTGCAAAAATGGGATGATGGGGAAATATTATCTATAAAAGAAGAGGATATGAAAAATAAATTAAATGCTAGAATGGAATATGAAATTGATGATTTTAGAGTATATAGTGAACAAGGAAAATTTAATATATACAAAGCAGGAAGTTTAATAAAATCTACCGGAACCTTTGAACAAGCTAAGTCTTGGATAAGAGATAATAGAAATATTGATATTCATACAAAAGAAAATGAAGTAGAAACTATTGAGTCTCGCAGAGAGAAAGGTAAGTTGAATTATGGGAGTAAGAATAGTATAGATTCAATTTCTAAATTCGAAAAATTGAGTAAACAATTATTTGGTATGAGTGATTGGGATGAACTTGATATAAATGAATTCAATAAATTAAAAAGGGAATTTAAACAAAAATACGGTAATGTTGAATGGGTAGAATTACAACATGAATTAGCAAATTATTATGGTGAATAATGAAAAAAGAAAATAAACAAATCATGCTTAATGCTTTAGCGGAACTTCAAGTATTAAAAAATGCTTTGTCTGACCTTGTGCCTACTCAAAGCTATAACTCTTCTTTGGAAACTGTCCAGCTTTCTAACCTTGATACGCTCTTTATAAATAATAGATACACTCCACTTACTATAAATAGAAATTTATTGTCTTATCTTTATTGTGAACATGGAATTATTCAAACGGCAGTTGAGCAACCTGTTCAAGATGCTTTAAGAGGTGGCGTAGATATAACTTCCGGGGAACTTGATAATGAAGATATTGACAAATGGCAAGATTATTTAGAAAGTAAAAATGTTCTAGATATTGTTATAGAAGCAGAAACTTGGAAAAGATTATTTGGCGGTTCCGGAATTATTATTAATATGGCGGTTGATTCGGCTCAACCCTTTAAACATGAAAAGACACAAAAGTTAGAATTCTATGCTTGTGATAGATGGGAATTAGCTTCTGGGGTTAAATCCTCTGAGATTTTTAATTTCTATGGGACTAATATACATACTTCAAGAATATTGAAGTTGACAGGCCGGAAGGCCCCCTCATTCATTAGACCTCAATTGCAAGGTTGGGGCATGAGTGAGATAGAAAGAATGGTACGCGATTTAAACGCATACTTTAAAAATAAAGATTTAATCTTTGAACTCCTTGATGAGTCTAAAATTGATGTTTATAAGATTAAGGGATTCAACTCTTCTCTTATGACTGGAGCCGGAACTGATAGAATTAAACGCAGGATTGAATTAGCTAATGGTATTAAGAATTATCAAAATGCTGTTATTATGGATAAGGAAGATGACTACGACCAAAAGGCTTTAACTTATTCCGGATTAGCGGAAATGATAAAAGAAAATAGAATAGGTATAGCTTCTGCATTAAAAATGCCTATGACTAAACTATTTGGTTTATCCGCTGCTGGCTTTAATAGTGGTGAAGACGATATAGAAAACTATAACTCCATGATAGAGTCAGAAGTAAGAAATAAGCTTCGGCAGCCATTAAGAGTTATACTTAGTTTATGCGCGATGCAAGTATTTGGCTATATACCGGAATTCAAATTTGATTTCAAGCCTCTTAGAATTATGAGTGAGAAAGAAGAGGAAGAGATAAATACAAGCCGACATAATAGATGTATGAGTTTATATCAAAATGGCTTGCTTAGTGCCAAAGAATTAGGTGAAGCTTTAGACAGTTATAAACTTCTACCTATACAAACGGAAATGGAGCAAGGATTACTTCCTGAGCCTCCAGTTATTCCAGGAGCCGGACAATCTGCTACCGGTGAAATGCCTAAACAAGGCGGGGAGAATGTAATATGATTAATGGAAAAATTAAAGGGCCAGGAATTCCTGATGGAACAGGGCCTTATGGTGGAACAGAAGAATGTCAATTGAATAAAAATGTTCCTAAGTATTTATTAGATGAAGCGGCAAATTTACTATTTGGTAAAAAATATGACCAATGTTCAAATAAAGAAAAAGGTGAAGTTAAAATAGAAGCAGAAGAAATGATGGATTCCTTTTAAATATGAAGTTATTAAACCCTCAAACTTTAAGGGAGTTAATTTTATGGAAGATAAAAATATAATTTTAACTATTGAAGGCGGTGCAAACTTAGATATATTGGATTTTAAATATGAAAATGATGAAAACTCCCTTTACCCTATTTTTAGACTTTGTAAACCAAATGAAGTTAAAAAGTATAAATTAATATTAATTAAAGAAGGAAAAGTTAATGAAGTTACTTAAACCTCAAACTTTGAAGCCGTCTTATTTTGAGCCAATTGAAAAACAATTGCTTAAAATGTTCTTTGACATAATATTAAAGCCCACGATTGATATTCTAAAAAAGAATACTTCACAGAAAGTAAAACTTAATGCAAGGATTAATATATTAGAGGAAGCCCTTAAAGACGGAGTGGTTCAATATGATAATGGAATATTCTCGGGAAAATTTAATTATCGCTTATCAAAGCAATTAAGGGATATGGGAGCTAAGTTTGATTCTAAGATGAAAGTCTTTAAAATCAACCCTTCTAAGGTTCCAGCTGATATAAAACAAAGAGCGGCTTTGGCGTATAGTAAAGCTAAAGATATGCATCAAGAAATTGCTAAGACTTTAGAAAATACTCAAAATAATTTAGACCAAGCTATTGAGGCTTTTAAAATACATAGCGATGATATGATTATTCGTATGTCGGAAGGCTGGAAGTCAGCTTCCGCCGCATTATCTATTAAACCTGAATTAACTAAGGGAGAGTTAAATAAGATGTCTACTAACTATAATAAAAATATTAAAACTTATGCTAAAGACTTTGCTGTTGAAAGATTTAAAGCAATAAGAGACACGGTTCAAGAAAATGCAAAGTCAGGTTATAGGTTTGACTCACTAATAAAAGATATTAATAAGGAATACACGGTAAGTGAAAGCAAAGCTAAATTTATAGCTCGTCAAGAAACTGGGTTATTCATGGCAAGCTTTAGAAAAGAAAGATTTCGCCAAGCGGGAGTCACACATTATATATGGAGCGCTAGACCCATGGCTAGGCCCGACCATAAAGACTTAAATGGAAAAACATTTGCTTATGATAATCCGCCAATCACTAATAAAGCTACTGGGGCTCGTAATAATCCCGGTGAAGACTTTGGGTGTCTTTGTGTTGATAGACCTATTCTAGGAGGCGCATAATGAATATGTTTGAAATGGGTTTAATTATCTATTGCATCATTCTTACTATTGTAATTTTTAGAATTAATAGAAAGTATAAAGACTATCATAGACGTATCCATAATGTTGAAGTAGAATGTTTCTCCCCCGTAGCGGAAGTTATAGTAAATGGTAAGAAAGCAAATCGCCTTACACTTTGCGGGGCGGTAAAACCCATATTTGATGTAATTAGTCACCGGAATAAAAAACCCAAAATTATTATTCCCGGGATTAAAATATAAAGGAGGTAGAAAGATGAAAAAAGTATTAGTTACCATCGGAGTTCTTTTTATAGCTATTTATGTTTATTCACAAATAGCTATAAAGTCTACAGATTCAGACCGTTTAGGTGGAATAGCTGCTTCAAATTATTTATCCACTACAGGAACCTCGGCCGATTCAAGTAAACTAAATGGTCAGTCAGCAAGTTACTATGCTACAGCTATTGCTAGTGATTCTATGAAATTAGCGGGACAATCCGCAAGTTATTATGCTACTGCGGTATCAGTGGCTTCTATAGCTTTATCTACCGGGCCAATAAATGCTGTAACCGATATAACAGCTGATACTCCGACTCAATTAAGAGTACTTACTTGGGATACTGCAACAGGTACACTTTGTATATCTACTAGCACCGAGCAAGGCGGATACATAAAACTTTGGTAAGAGGAACCTATGAACCCTAATATGTCAATTGTTGTTGATATAGATGCTAGCCCCGCTATAAAAAAGTTAATGGCTCTTAAAAATCAAGCGCCTAAAAAATATTCGTGTAAATTTATAGAGCCGGGAATTGTTAGCTATGAAGATTCACAAGCCGGGAAAGTATATATTAGCAAAGAGACACTAGATAAGTTTTGCCCACAATTTGAAGGCAAGCCAGTAGTTATGAAAGGCAGCCATAGAGATGATGTAGGGCCTGAGCAATTTGATGAAGAGGGAGTAGGAATTGTAGGAAAAGTTTATTACAATGAAAAAGACGGATGGTATTGGTGTGATTTCTATATTTGGGGAGAGGAAGCTCAAAAGCAAGCTGATGGAGGAGAGTCTGTATCTTGTGCATATACAGTTACTGAAACTGGTGAAGGAGGCACTAGAAATCAAATAGAATATGACCAAGAAATATTAAATGGGGAGCCCAAACATATAGCCCTTGTTCCAAATCCCCGTTATGAAGGAGCAAAAATAGTTTTAACAGGAGACATTTACCAGATAGATCATCCTTATCTTGATTCGCAATCAAACGGACTTTCATATCTTATTGATCATTTTAAAGGACAGAAGCTTTATGCACATATGAATCTTTTAAAAGGTGAAAGATCTGAACTTGCGGAACTGGCAAGTAATCTTCTTTAAATAAAAAAGGGAAAAGTATGAAAATAATTTTAATACCGGTTATTCTGGTTCTCATTTCTGTTTTTATCTCAGGCTGTATTGAAATTCAAACCAAGGTTAATGTTAATAAAGATGGTTCAGGTACAGTTGAAGAAACTGTTTTAATGAGCAAAG